CGGTCAGCCAGCCGTGATTTCTGCTACCACGCTCGAAGATGGCAGCACGACCGTATCCCCAATCATCACCTTGGCCACCAGGTCATAGGAAAGGAGCAAGCAGAATCATGAGTATTAACCCTCAGACCCCGTATATCGTCGAAATCGTGCCGTCCGGTGTGGGCGGGGCGGTGAAAAATGGCATCAATGTCAGTCTAAAGCATGCGCACATGGCTGAGATTTGGTGCTTCAACAACAAGGGCGCGGACGCCACGCAGTGCACGTGGACCTTGCAGCAATCCAGTGGCAATGCAGGGAGCGCGGCCGGTACTGGCGAAAAGGCTCTAACCGCAGATGTTCCCATTCGCTACAGCGATGGTTTTCAAGCCGACAACGCGCTGACAGCCGCAACCGCGGCCAAGGCTTACCAGCAAGCGGTTACTCAGTCCGTTACGCAGGTCGCTGTTTTTACAGTGGTCCCGGAGCTGTGTATGGACATCAATAATGCGTCGACGCCGTTTGACTGTATCACCGTCAACGCCAGCGACCCCGGCGCCGCAAATAGCGTTCATGCCTTTGCTGTGATTTGGCCGAGATTCGATCCCGTTTCGAATCCGCTGGCCGATTAATTCCAACCAGTAACAGGGCGGATGGTTACCGATGTATCGGGCCATCCGCTCAAATTCCCCGCTCCATGATCGGAGTGGAAAGGATGATGTATGGCTATCTATGGAGTACAGAATATACTCGGCAATCAGTACGGCCGCGTGTACAACAAATCAACACATGAAACGCTGCGCATTGAAGGCGCATCCATCGCCCTGATCGATGATTTTAATGGCGATTCATTCGATAAGCCGTGGACGGAGCTTGATGTAAATAGCGCGACGTGCACCGTTCCAGCCTCGGGATATTGGAAAGCCGAAATAGGCCAGGTGAACGAAAATGCGGCTGGTGGTATTTATTTCGCCGACAATAAGCCGTTTGATTTAGGCAAGGGTTTTATTTTTGAAACCCGGCTGGCGGTCCACACTGCGCCGACGCTCACAACTGAAATTCAATTTGGCGTTATGAATGATTCCTATGGCGCCGATAGCCAGAGGATATTCCTTGCCGACGAAGTGGCGAAATACGCCATGATGGGATTTTACACTACGCTCGGCGCTGGCCTGACTGCCGCTATCCGTACCGACGATGGCACCAGCGCAAGCGGCGTGGTTTCCTCGGCTACGTCCGTGGTCTTGGATGCCTATCACGTGTATCGAATCGACGCGCTTAGCCTGTCTTCCGTCAAGTTCTATATCGACGGCGTGCGCGTTGCACCCACTACCACATTTGATATGGACGCAGCCGCTTCTCTCGCAGTGCAGCCATGGCTGATGGTCTACAAGCACGATGACGCGACAACTGCCGCCGCCGGTGAGTTGTATTGCGATTACGTGAAGATGTGGCAGCTTTCGAGGTAGCATGAAATCAATCAGACTGAAAATTGACATTCCTTTTCTTCGGCGCTATCTCACGGCGGGTATGGTTATCGGCCTACCCGCCGACATCGCCGATGATTTGATCCGATGTGAACTTGCCGACACAGTAGAGCCGGAGCGGGCGGCGGTCGTACCTGACGAGAAGAGGGATAACCCGAAACCGGCGTCTAACCCCATCCATCGGCGGGCATCGCAAGGTGCCCGCCGTTAAAGGAACCATGAAACCACTCATCGCCTTATGCCTATTCCTTCTCGCCGCTCCCGCAATGGCGCAGCAGATAACCTTTGTGTGGGATCTCTCGCCCGATGATTCACTGCTTGGCGCTGGCGGCTATCGCCTCTATCAGAGCAAAACGAGCGGGGTCTATTCCGCCCCTCCCGTTGCTACGGTAGCGGCTGGAGTTTCAACAGTATCAATCACAGTAAGCGCCCTTGGCCGGCATTTTTGGGTCGCAACGGCCTTTGCCGAAGACGGCACGGAGAGCGATTACAGTAATGAGGTGTCCACGGTCATCAAGCCCAAGCCTCCGAAGCTGAACACAGCGCAGCAGGTGGCGAGTGCGGTAAAAGACGCGGTTGTTAAGGTGGCGGGTGCGTTCAAAGATAAAAAGAATCTCAAAATAAAGGAGTAGTGCGGGATGAAACGGATAGTTGCTTTGTGTTTATTCCTTCTCGCCTTCCCGTGCCTTGCAGGAGATGATTCAATGCCTACCTTTGTTTTATTCAAACTCGTCGATTCACCCGACCCTTCCGACCCAATGACTTACGGCAAGGGTTGCCCGATACAGGTGAGCGACCGTGATATTTATGTCGGTTCCCAGGTGCTTCCGATATTCGGGCAGATAGAAATTACCGATGCCAATGTCGGCTCTATCCGCGATGCCTACCATGTGCCATGGAATAAGGCGCTGGAATGGGACATTCTCGATAGCGATCAGGCTACGGACACCCACCAGCTTAAAGCCTATGTGAAACCTGAGTATGTTTCCGCCTCTGGCATGGGGCGATTGACACACGATAAAGTGGAATCATTCCTCACTCGCTGGAATGCCACGATTGACAACGTAGGCCTTGGCGAAGTGACATTTACCGCTAATGTTTTCAACGCTATCAAGTCCGTTGGATTCTGGGAACGGGATGCGGTGTTAAATTTCGAGTGGACAGAAGTAGGGTATGACGCGGTTACTGGCGTGCATCGGGTCCGAGTAAGCTATGCGGGTTACACCATCCCTCTCGCTGAATACGCAGGACAGATTGTGAATCGTGGCTGTGAGGTTGTGAGTAATCAGCCTGCACAGAAGCGCGTCACCTTTGACTGTTCCCGCGCAAACGTTTTCGCCGAATTCAAGCAGAGCGTGAAGCAGAACTTCGATGGCCAATTTGCCATAAACAAGTGGCGGCTTGATGACGCTGGCATAGAGATGTTGATAAACGCTGGTGGAAAACTTCAGGTCACGAAGGCGCAGGCAATACAGTATCTCAGAAATAGACTGGTCGATTAATGGCCACCGAAGTCACCAAAATCGTAGATCCAGATAACGGGGCAGGCACGGACTACACCAGTCTTGCCGCCCTTGTTGCTGGATACGCGAAAGATCTAGTTACCGCCGATGAACAGCTTACGGTGAAGTGTCGCTGCACGGGAGGAACGGCGGATGGAGCCGTGACGGTCAATGGATTTACGACTGACGCGACGAGATTTATCAAGATTTGGACTGATCCGAGCGAGAGTTATCGGCATGCAGGGACGTATCCGAGTGGGAATAAGTATAGGATTGAGGGGAGTGGTAGTGGATCAACGCTACAGCTATCTGATAATAATATTTACATTATCGGTGTGGCTATTGGCGTTACCGTAACTACCACGTCGCAATCAATTGGAGTGTATGCCTCCAGCGTTACATCTGGAGCACGCCATCATATATCGCAGTGCTATATAAAGCTATTGAGCAGGTCTAGTACCGGAACGCCGGTTGGGATAAGAATATTAGATAGCGATGTACTCCCGTACTTTTATAACACTACAGTGTGTGGCTTTATAAATGAAGCTGGTACGAGTGGTTATGGCATTCACTTGCAAGTGTCGGGAACGTCAAGAATTTTCAACTGCACGTTATTCGGAAACTACATTGGATTGTATAGGGAAAGCGGAACGAGCTATGCTACCAATACAATCAGCGCCAACAACGCTGATGATTTTAACGGCACTATCACAATTGATTATTGCGCCTCAGATGACGGTGATGGAACCAACGCAGTAGACATCAGCCCAGGGGCAACGGAAGCCGATGATTGGGCGGAAGTATTCACTGACTACGCAAACGGCGATTTCTCGCTTAAAAATTTCACAGGTACGCAAAAAGTTATCGGAATGGGAGTCGATGATCCCGGCAGCGGCCTGTACTCCGATGATATCCTCGGCAATGCACGTTCAAGCGTGTGGGATATCGGGGCGTTTGAGTATGTGGCGAGTGGCGGCGGAACATCCGTTACCCTAAGCACGGGAACACTCGCACTCACCGGGCAGATACCAACCATATCCGCAACGGCCAATCAAAGCATTACCGCTGGCAAGGGCGCATTGTCTCTGACTGGATACGCGCCCACGGTATCAGTAAGCAATCATATTTCAGTGGCGGCTCTGCTTGGGCAATTATCTGTTACGGGCAAAGTTCCTACCGTGGCCGCAACGGCGCATGTGAGCGCGGCTCCAGCAAAAGGTGAGCTGACCGTTACTGGTAAGCAGCCAACGGTATCCGCAACCGGGCATCAAAGCGTAGTCCCCGGCAAGGGTGAATTGATACTCACGGGAAAGCAAGTGACGGTATCTACTACCGCCGATCAAGCGGTTACACCAAGCACGGGCGCACTCACGCTGACGGGCAAGCAACCAACGGCGGCGGCAACTGGATCGCAGTCGGTAGTCGTCCCAAGTGGTGCATTGCTCTTTACGGGCAAGCTGCCGACAGTGACAGCAACCGCATCGGCAAATGTGACGCCGGGGCTCGGAAGCCTTGCGCTTGTAGGCAAGGTTCCGACAGCGATAGCAAGCGACCATAAATTGGCAGCACCAGCAACGGGTGCATTGGCGCTAACTGGGCAGACTCCAACGGTATCAGCAACGGCGCATGTCGTGGCAAGCCCGATAAAAGGCGTATTGCTCGTAGCGGGCTATGCGCCAACTCCATCGACAACGGCGGACGCGCTTGTTACTCCATCGACGGGAACGCTTGCGGTAACAGGCCATGCGCCATCAGTGGTATCGAGCAGTGCATTGACGATATGTCCCGGTTGCGGCTCTTTGGTGCTCACCGGAAAGGCTCCATTCATCAAAGGCTATTTGATATCGTGGACATCGACCTGTGCGCCCCTGCGCTTGCGTGGCGCGGATGACAGGCCCGTGATTTTGTACGGCACTAACAATACCCCAGTAAGACTCATCGGAAAATAACGGAGGACAACATGGCTGATAAAACAGCCGCCCAGCTCCGCGAAGAACTCGCGGTGGCTGAGTGGAAGGAATACCTGTCTGCGAAAAAGGCAAAACAGGAGGAGCGCATCAAGATACTTGCCGACAAGGTGACGATTAAAACGGCGGAACTTGAAGACGCACGGGCAAAACTCGCCAACATAAACGCCCAGATTAAAAGCGGCATGATTGGCATTGTTCCGAAACCTGCATCCGGTGGGGTCATAGTAACTCCGCTGCCGGGTACTCTCGCGGCGAAAGGAGCGTAAGTTATGGCTGCTGGAACTTGGATTATGTATGACTCCGCCAAAGAGTGGATCGGAGACGGGGCGATTGATCTTGATGGCCATGAATTCAAGATGGCTCTTTTTCTCTCAACCTCAAATTGCGCCACGCTGACGCATGATGAATACGGCGACCTGGATAACGAGCACGCCAATGGTAACGGCTACACCACGGGCGGAGAGGCTTGCACGGGCACTATCACGGCGGCTAACCAATGGTTACGGAATGCATCGAGCGTCAAATTTGATTGCGATGATGTGGTATGGACGGCTGGCGCGGCATCAGTTAAGGCACGGTTTGCGGTGATCTACGACGATACACACGCAACCAAGGCATTGCTCTGCTACTGCCTGCTGGATAGCTCGCCGGCAGACGTGGAAGCAACGGCGGGAAACACCTTAACCGTGACCATCCATGGCGATGGCGTCTTCACTCTTTCCGGCATGGCAAGCTAATGATAACCCGTGAATTCACCCTGGGCGATACGGCGGTATCGGTCTACGCCAAGCTGTATCGCCCTTCAAGCAGCGGGCCGTCTCCCGTTGTGCTCGGTGTTGCCGATACTGTAGCGTTTAGGATGATTGACTCCACGGGCGCGGTGAAGGTATCTGATGCGGCCGCAACCGTGGTGGATGTTGGCAGCAGCACAACGGGCGAAGCGGCGGAAGTCCGCTATGACTGGGCGGCGGGCGATGTTGACACAGCAGGAGATTATGTCGCTTGGTTCATCGTGACATCTGCTGGAGCGACGGAACACTTCCCGTCACAAGATCCCGATGATCCCGAATTCAAGATCGTAATCAGAGCGAGGACGTAATGGCCCTGAAAATCTACGCAGCGCCAACGGAAGAGCCTGTCTTTGTGGACGATGCAACCAAGCTGCATTTACGCGCGGAATCGGACATAGACGATGATTTAATTGCGCTCTACATCCAAGCTGCCCGCATCTTCTGCGAGGACTATCACGGGCGCAAGTACATCACGCAAACGTGGGATCTCTATTTGGATGCATTCCCATGCGGGGATATCATCCTACCCTATCCGCCATTGCAGTCGGTGACACACGTTAAATACAAGGACACTGCGGGAGTATTGCAAACATGGGCTGCTACAAATTATGTCGTAGATTCTATCTCGGAGCCTGGGCGCATCTCGTTAGCGTATGGCATTTCGTATCCTTCTACTTTAGATGAAATTCAGTCCGTCCAGATCCGCTATGTTTGCGGCTATGGGCTGGCGTCAAGCGTTCCGATGCACGCTAAACAAGCCATCCTTCTGAAGTTGGCGGACCTATACGAGAATCGCGGCGATGCCGAGCGGGCATTTGTAACCAACATTAAAGATGATGCGATCCACTCGCTACTTGGAGCCGATAGAATATGGCCGGTGTAGAGCAATTTAAACCGCCGATTGGATCATTGCGGCATCGCATCCAGATCCAGCAGGCGACCGAGACGCGGGCTACCGATGGCAGTATTTCGCAAGCGTGGTCTAACTTCGCGGCGGCGCGGGCTGAAATTGTTCCGCTCAATGGCTCCGAGTCCTACGTTGCGCAAGGGCTGTCCGCTGGCGTACATCATCGCATAACGACCCGCTACATCCCCGGCGTGGTTCCGAAAATGCGCGTGCTGTGGGGTGATAGAGAGTTCGATATTGTAACCGTCCGCAACATTGACGAGCGGAACAGATGGCTTGTGATGCAGTGTGAGGAGTCGGTTTAATGCAAGCATTCGGGCATACTGGCGTCCGTGGCCAAACGGATTGGGGGCAGATCGACTTATCCGACTTTCAGAACAAGCTGAAGGAATTGTTCCCCGGCATTGAGCGCGATGAAGTTTACCCCAAGGCAATCAGGCGCGGCGCTCAAATCCTGGCCAATGCCATAGAATACAACACGCCAATCAGATACACGGATCTCACGCGCAGGGGCGAACCAAAGACGCAGTACAACACAAAGCATCATGTCAAGAAATACCATGCACCGGGAACGGCGCGGCGTAGCGTGATTATCTACAACCGCAAGGGGGGCAAGAGCCTGTATCAAGCAGAGGTAAACGCTAACGTGTCCGTGCTGGTCGGATACGAAAAGACGGAAGCCTATTATATGTACTGGCGAGAAGTGGGAAATAGATTTCAGCCCGCCCGCCCGGTGATCCGCCCCGTGTTCGACGCCCACATTGACGAAGCGCTGGAAGTTGCTATCGCGTACATCGCGCAAGAATACGACAAGAGGCTAAAGGCTGCATAATGGGAACCATTGACACCGCCGTTTCAATCCGTCTGACTGGGTACGCTGGCCTTAGTGCGCTTGTATCCACTCGCATATATCAGCCGCCAATCCCGCAGAATCCCACATATCCACTTGTGACATTTCAGGAGGTATCAGATCTCCCGATAAAGGTCATGGGCGGGAACGCGGGGATCAGACATGCACGCTATCAAGTGGATTGTTGGGCTACTACGATTGCAAGCGCGAAGGCGATAGCTGTACAGGTAGCGGCCGCGCTCGATAACTACGCAGGGACAAGCGATAGCGTGGTAATCAAAAACTGCTTTCTGGAAGTCGGCACGCAGATGGATTACACGCCGGATGAAGGCGTGCATCGGTACATGCAGGAATATGTTTTGGAGTATGAGGGATAGCTATGATCGGAAGATTCAGGGCAAAACAAAACGATGAATCTAAAAGCTTCTGGAATGCGACGCTCAGCGTTGATGGCGTGGACATAAGCAAGCACTGCACGGGATTTAGTATCGACTGCAAAGTAGGCAATACTCCCGAGATAGTTATCCATATGATTGCTGCTATCGACGAAGTGGAAATCACCGGAGACGCGAATCCGCGCATTAAGCTTCTTGGCCCAGTTGGTGAAAAGTTCGGTTGGTTCACTCCAGAATTTAAGCAATGAAACCCGACAATCTAAAAGCGCTCCTCGCGTTGCACGCGCAATGCTCGGCAATGGTGTGCCAACTCGAAAGCATTATCGACGCGGAACACGGCGAAGAGGGATGCCCGCATGAAAACTTCGAGGATCATTCGCTATTCGGCATGAAGGCGCAGGAACACATGTTCTGCCTTGACTGCAATCAATACTTTTCGAAAGAGGAATAATTATGGCGATCTATGGAGCCTTTACCCATTGCGGGCTATTCGTCGATGGCGTTGACCTTACCGGGATATCGAACATGGTAAAGCTCACGGCCACCAAGGAAGTCAAGGAGCGGAACACGTTTGGCAATACCGGCAAAGTCCGCGTGATGGCTGGCGTGGAAGATGTCACGCTCACCGCGGCCGGATTCATGGACATGACCGCAGCGGGCCAAGGCGTGCAACTCCTCGAAAACTACGGCGATTCCGATATCTGTGTCGGCTTCATCATGCCCGCTGCCGGGAAGACTGCAACTGCCATCGGTGACTACGCCTACTTTTTCAAAGGTGCTCAGCCTCAGTATGAAGCGGGCGGCGCACATGGCGAGGATCTCCCGTGGACGCTAAATCTGACCAACTCCGGATCCGGCTATCCGCTCGTATTCGGCAAGGCACTCAGTACCGGAAATGTTGCGCTCACCGAAGACGGCAACGGAACGGGCGTGGAGGTGGGCGCGGTTGCAGCCGGCCAGTATGTCTATGCGATGCTGCACGTGACGGAAGTGTCTGCCGATGACTCCATCGTTGTGACGATCGAGAGCGATGACAACGCGGACTTCACTAGCGCGACCACTCGATTCACGTTTGCGAGCAAGGACGCCGTTGGCGCTGAATACCTGGCGCGAGTAGCGGGGCCGATCACAGACACGTTCTGGCGCGCTGTTTATGACGTGACTGGCGCGGCAGACATAAGCATCAAATGCGCGGTGCTACTCGGCATCCAATAAGACTTTAGAACCAATTTGAAACCACTCGAAAGCCTCGGAACCTCCGGGGCTTTTTTATTTGGGGGCATCCATGAGCATAGTCGGGAAATTTTGGAACGGATCTTTAACTGTCAACAGTCAGGATCTTAGCGACCACGTGCAGAGCGCGAAGCTCACCATCGGCAAGGAAGTATTTGACCTTACCGTAATGGGACAGGCAGCGCGTGTGCGGTCGGCAATCGGACTTGAAGAAGCAAGTCTTGCCATCAGCTTCCTCGAAGACATGGCGGCAAGCAAGGTCTATGCGTGCAACAAAGCCATGTACGACGCAGGCACGGGCACGGCGGTCACGTTCAGGCTGGACAGCGGCGCGAAGGATGCGACAAACCCGAGTTTCGAGTTTAACGCGATCCTCCAGAACGGGCAGCTTCCAATCGGCGGACAGCATGGGCAGCTCTTGAAGACAGATGTGGTCTATGTCTCAACTGGCACGATTACTGTAGACACGACACCGTAAGGGGATAGCCCATGATCGAATTCAGACGCAAGATTCACAAGATTGAAATCGCGGGCCTTGGGACGGTATCTCTCAAGGCTCCGAGTATTGCCGTCCGCACGCGCATTCAGGAAATAAGCAGCACCGAAGGCGACGATGGCAAGAAGTATCTCGAAGCAATGGCGCACGCTGTCCAAGCCTGTTTGCTTGGCGAGGATGGCAAGCCCGCGTTTGCAAGCGTGGATGAACTCAAGGACGAAATGGATATTGAAGCATTCAATGCCCTATCGTCAGAAGTCGTGAAGCTATTCACGCCGAAAGAAGATACTGCAAAAAACTCCGAGAGCGGCCAGAACTCCTCTTTGCCTTCGACCTCGCCCGAGAGTTAGGCGTTGCTGATGTTTGGTCGCTCTTAGAAAACATGCCCGCCGATTTGTTCGACTATTGGCAGGCATATGCAGGCATCAAGCCATTCGGACACGAGAACCGACTACTCGCCCACATTGCAGTACGCTTGCTCAATGCCACAAAGGGCGAGAACGATCCCTACCTTGATATCCCTGATCTATTGCCGCTTGCGCGTAGCCACGAAGAGGTAGTGCAGGCGGCGGTGGAAAAGGGCATGGTCAAAGCCATCCAGAGAACGAAAAGGAAATAGCATATGGCCGGAGCGGTAAGAGTTCTCGGATTAAACGAGCTGAACGCTACCCTCGAAAGGGCTATAGGTGAATCTCCGTTTTTGATCGGCAACGCTTGCTTTGCTGCCGGCCATATCATCGCTGATGCCATGGAGGAACGCGCACCTGTTGGCACAAAGATACACCCGCAGACGGGAAACAAAAGGCTCGGCGTTTCATGGCTGCGCAAGACTCGCTATCCGGGAAACCTCAAGCGGTCAATCGTGGTTGCGCGGTCAGGTGATTCAAACGCTATCGCCAGCAAGCCTACATTCAAGGTGGGTCCGAATAGGGGCGGCTGGTATGGCTACTACATTGAGCATGGATGGGACCACTACGTAACGCAGGAGTATGGAACGGGCCGCGTACCTGCCCGCCCGTGGGCGCGTCCTGCGTATGACTCCGTATCGGAAGAAGCTATCCGGGCCGCAGGCGAAGTAATCCGCAAACAACTGGAAGAATTAAACCATGGCTAACGGAATCAAAGTAGGCAGTCTCTTTGTTGAAGTGGGCGGCGATATAAGTCCACTCGCAAAGTCATTTGCGGAAGCCCGCGACCAGGCTAAGAATACTTTCGCCACGGTCGAAAAGGCCGGTGAAAGGTTCTTGCTTGCCGCTGAAAAAGCGCTCAATCCCACCAAAGAGCTGACCGAGAAAATCAAGCTACTGACGGGCGCAGGAAAGAGCAATTCCGATATTCAGATCGTCCTCGGTGACAGCATCAGGCGCACCACGGAACAGGCGATAAAGAACGGGCAAGCGATTGACCCGCTTGTAAAGAAGCACTATGACCAAATAACCGCGCTCGATAAAAGCAATACGTCATTCGGCGGTCTAATCGGCAGACTCGGTGACTTCGGCAAGGCCATGCTTGGCGCGGGCGCAGCCATGCTTACCGCCAATATCGGCTACAAGCTCCTGTCCATCGGCAAAGAATCCGTGCAGATGGCAATGGACGCAGTGGAGAGCGAAAACCTTTTTTCCGTCTCCATGGGTAAGATGGCCGAATCAGCCCGCAAGTGGTCGAAGGAAACAAGCGAAGCACTTGGCCTGAATGAATTTGAGATCCGCAAGAACGTAGGCACGTTCAACGTGATGTTCAACTCCATGAAACTGGGAGAAGATGCCTCCTATGACATGGCGAAGGGACTCACGCAACTGGCCTACGACTTCTCCTCGTTCTACAACCTTAAGCCCGAAGAGGCATTTGAAAAACTCCGCGCTGGCATAACCGGCGAAGCTGAGCCATTGAAGCGGCTCGGCATCCTCGTAGATGAAACCACCACCAAGACCTACGCCTACACCCATGGCATAGCGAAGCAGGGCGAGGAGCTTACACAGCAGCAGAAAACCCTTGCTCGCTATGGCTCCATTCTCGAACAGACATCGGCGGCTCAGGGTGACATGGCCCGCACTGCCGATAGTCCAGCCAATGCAGTCCGAAGGCTCGGCGCCCAGGTAGACGAACTCCAGACAAAACTTGCCATGACCTTACTGCCCGCTATGTCTGCAATAGTGGGGAGTTTCAATGATGCAGCAGGATCGGTCGATGTAGCAGATAGCGCACTCGTAAAGCTATCCAAATCCATATCGTTTCCGCTGATGGCCTTCTACAAGCTCAACAGCGTGATTGCCGATCTGAAGCTATCCTATGTGGATTTGGGCGATAGCATCTATAAGCTACTGGGCGACAAGATCGGATTTGCCGCTGTCGGCGTAAGCGTGCAGGAGCTTGCCAAGAATAAGCGCGATGCAGCGGCCGCTTCCCTTGAGTGGAACAAGAAGATTCAGGACCTAGAAGACTCCGTAAATAATCTGGGCAAAGCTCAGGGCGATAGCGCTAAAGTCCTCCGCACAAACTACAATCCAGCCGCCGAAGACTCCGTTCTGGTTACCAAGAAGCAAATTGCGGAGATGGAAAAACTCGGCGAACGAATCAAAAAGATGGAATGGTCCGTTGAAAAGGACCGCATTGAAGCCAACGCGGAAAAGAGGCGCGAAGCAGCGAAGGCCGCAGAGTGGATGAATTCCGCTCTGATTGAGCAGTCGGGACTGTTCAATAAAAACAGTGGCGCAATCGACATGGCGTCGTTGAGCCTGGATGGCTACATCAAGAAATACCCTGGATGGGCGGACGCGCAGGGAAGCATCCATGAAGGCTTCGCCGATACAAATAGCTTGCTGCTAAATGGCGGTGAAATCTTACTCGATTATGGAACCAAGGCCGATAAATCATCGAAGCAAGCAACCAGCGCCTTCTCCGGCATGGGCAATGAAATCTCCACTGTCCTAACGAATCTCTCCCAAGAGCTTGCGGACAAAGTAACCAAATGGGCTGGACCGTTTCAGACCTTCGCATCCAAGGCGCTGGCGTCATTGGTGGAGGGGTTGTTTTCCCCGGTAACACAATATCTGAATAAGCTCGGGAAAGAGCTTGGCGACTGGATGACAGGCTTGCTCGGCGGCAAGAGCGATGGTTTTCAAATGCCAAGTTGGGGCGGCGGTGGCAGTGGCGGATCATCGGGCGGAAGCGGTGGAGGTGCGGCCGGTCTCGGTGGCGCGGGTAAATATGTCGGCGCTGGCCTCGAAGGTGTAGCTGGCGTATCGTCCATCATCGCGGGATTGCGGCAGGGTGGATGGTCTGGCGCCGCTGGCGTTATCGGCGGCGGGGCCATGACTGGCGCTGCTATCGGCTCCGTTGTACCGGGTATTGGTACGGCCGTCGGCGCACTCGTCGGAGCAATCTGGAGTTCCGTGGGCTTGGGTATCGGCAACCTCGTATCGGGTCCGAACTCCTACGAAGCATTGGCCAAGGAAGTCAAGCGCGATCTTGGCATATCAATCTCCCACCAAGAAGTAAAAGCCTTCATGGATTCCATGGGTATCAGCGAGTCCAAGGCGTGGGATCACCGCGTAGAGATTGAGCAATCCCCGATGTTCATGGCTTACCTTATGGCAATGGGCGAGAAACCCGAAACCAAATGGGAAGCGATGGACTACGGCCTTGACATGGCGAAGTCAACCGGGCATTGGGGACCGTACAACGACATTTACGGGAATTGGGTAGGCAATGAACTGAAGCTCAGTGAATCCCTTATCCCATGGCGGAACATGCTCATTGCCGGGGCATCATATCCCGATGGCTACACGACGAATCTCCCCGCCTACTCCCAAGGCACACCCTACGTTCCGGAAGATGGCCTTGCTTATCTGCACAAAGGCGAAGCGGTTATCCCTGCAAATCAAAACAAAGGCGGCCGCGTGATTCAGATCCTTGGGAACATCTATGGCTTTGATGACTTCGTTCAGAAAGTGCGTGAAGCCGAAATGCAGCTTGACACCGTGGGGGCTTACGCATGACGAATAATTTCAATCTAGATCCGTCCTGCGTTCTCTGGAACAAATTCAGCGATGGCAGTTTGACGCTAGACTATAGCGGCAAGGGCAATCACCTTACCAACGTCGGCGTGACCTATTTGGATGGCGCGAAGTTCGTAAGGGCCGAGGGAGATTATCTCTATCGGGCAAATGCGGATCTGGGCGCTGGGTTTCCGGGAACGGCGGACGATGACAATCTTGCCTTTTTAATAAAATTTAAACTTGCAAATATTACATACGATCATTACATCGTGAGCAAGTGGGGTGGGGACACCGGGTTTATTTTATATTTTGTTCCCGGAGAGACATACCATCAGCTAGTTGTGGCTATCGGTCAAGGTGACGAGGATGTAGTCTATCCCAGGTTTGAATGGCTGGTTGCGGAGAGTCCGATTGCCGCCGATACAAATTATGTATTTGGATTTAGCTTTAATGCGGCCACTGGCGCGTATCTTCTTAAGTTGTACAATGCCGACACTGCCGCTCTATTGGATTCGGCGTTTGACACTACTTTGCAGGGGATGACCGCCAACACGGTGCCGTTTATGGTCGGCGGTTTTAACGCTACCGCATTGTTCGACGGCACCATTCACGCCCTAGCCATTTTCAACACGCCGAAGACCGAGGCGGATTTTGATGCGATGGCCGAAGGCGTCTATGGCACAACGTCCTACAAATTCGAAGTGGATTGGGATGGCGATAGCTCATGGGATCACGCCGAAAGCGATATTACCAGCGATGTCTTGCAGGCAAGCTGGAGTCATGGACGCGGCTCTGATACGGACTACGATAACGCGGGAAGCCTGAGTCTTACGCTTGTCAACGGTACCGGCAAGTACAATAGCGCATACTCAAGCAGCCCGATTTATGGCCTGATTAAGCCCAACCGCAAGATCCGCGCAAGCATGATCGTGTCGGGAACATCGGTTACGATGTGGCAAGGATTCCTCAATCAGATCATGCCGATGATTGGCAATCCCGCGTCCACCTCCACGGCGCAACTCACAGCGTTTGGACCTATCGCGCAACTTACGGACACCAAGGCCACGACCGCGCTGCACGAAACGATCACAACCGGCGCGGCGATCGATGAACTGCTGGACGGCGTATCATGGCCAGCCGGAGACATGGCGCTTGATACGGGCCTGACTACCATCCCTAAATGGTGGATCAAAGAAGCGACCACCAGGCTATCAGCAATCCGTGAAATGCAGGATATGGAGTTTGGCCGCTTCCGCGAGGGCAAAGACGGCAAGCTGGTATTTGATGACCGAGACGCAATATTTGATACTCCGCACGATACGGCGCAGTCCACTTACGGAACAGGGACACTCGCATTTAAGAGCATCCAGCAGATTGATTCACGCTCTGGCATATACAACGCCGTCCGCGCACGGTGCAGAGTCTACGGCATCACTCCGGAGGTGGCGCTTGCAACCGTGATCGACATTGACGCGGGCATAGGTAGCACTCCCCTCACGATTCCAGCTGGTGGATCACGCACAATCGACATAAGCCTACCCACTGATTCAAGCTACTCCTCTGTGTACCAATGGACGGATTGCGCCTATACCGCCAATGCCGCAGCGGACGGAAGCGGCGCGGATCTTACCGCATCGGTATCAACTGTGGAATCATCCGTTGGTCCGCTGTTCCGCGTGGTATTCTCAAATGCGGCGGCATCCCCTGCCCACTTGACGCGCATCGTCGGCAAGGGCTACGGCATTGCGAACAATGATACGCTTACAGTATCGGCCAGTGACGCCACAAGCCAAGCCGTCTACGATGAGAGGATCTATTCCCGCATTGGCAACTGGTTTATAGATCCGAATCATGCACAGGCGCACGCCGATCATGCTATCGCGCTGTTCAAAAACCCGCGTCCACGGTTGCAGTTTACGGTTGCGCCCATTGATGGCAATCACGCTTTGGAGATTCAAGCCCGCGAAATAGGCGACCGCATCCACATAGAGACAGGCGCGGATACCGGGCTGTACATCGACGCCGATTACATCATTGATTCAATCTCGCACAGCGTAGCACCGGATAAGCTCCACATTATGACGGTGACTTGTACGCAGGCTCCCACGGCAGAGCTTGCTGCATCGGGCGGCGCCTACACGTTCCGCTATGTGCCGACTACCAGTTATGACCCCGCAACCCTATCGACCTATGACAGTTCGCAACCGGGCGCAATCTCAAGTCTGGTACTCAATGTCGATGAGGGTATGATGTGGTTTTCGTGCGCACGTCCGACCACGAATTACAAGAGCATAACGCATCTTTGCGTATCCCTCGCTACTGGCGCAACGCATCACGGGCCCTATGCAGCACAGCGGGCGGCGTATGCAGCTGATGTCCTGGCAACCGATACCGGTCTATCGGTGGTGGCTGGCAAGCTCACCTATGCTATCGCCAGCGGCACGCCCAATGCCTTCAAGGGCAAGGTATTGCTGATATGGAAATCGGGCGATACGGGCCTTGATGCGCACGTGATAGCGTCCGATAGTGGCACGGCTATCGTGATGAGTTCTGCCTTCTTTTCGAGTGGCACGTACAGCTATGCCGTGGTGCAGCCGTACTACACGCTCAACACAAAGGATTATGTCTTCGAGTGGCCAGCCGATTTCAATAACCTTGACATAGAGGACTCTACCTGGCGCACAAAGAAAATGCCCATACAAGTAGGCACGTGGTACGCGCAAGGATACGCGCTGAATCGGTATGGCGTATCATCCAGCATTGCTACAAGCGCACAGACAGCGGTTGCGCATGTGAGGACAGGGGCGACGTACAGGACAACCGCTACGGCGAATAGGGGGATAAGGCTAGACTCCGGATATCTGCGCGTTTATGACAATGCTGGGAATGAAAAGCTATCCGCAAACGCTTCAACCGGAGCCATATCCGTTACCGGCGCAATCACGGCGGGCGCGGGATCAAATATCAACACATCCTATTTGGACGGCTCAATCGGCATTGCCAATCTTGACATTGCCAATCGTGGATGGGTGCAGACATGCGCGTTTACTGTGACAGACGCCGACACGGTTTCATGGGGCGCGGGAACATTCACCGCAGCTGACGGTACGGCCTACAGCATTAACGCCGGGAACACCGGCAATATGAGTGCCAAAAACTATATTTACTTGGACACCGCCGTAAGCACAACCGCGTACCAGAAAACCACAACAGCGGCAACTGCTGTCGGGGCCGGAAAGGTGCTGATTGCCATAGCCCAGAATGGCACGGGCGAAGCGACGTTCATGGTTATGGGCGGCATGGGCGCGAAGAATATCGATGCGTCTGAAATCGTGGCGGGCAGCATCACGGCGAATGAGATAGCGGCGAGCACGATCACAACAGGAAAACTTGCAGCAACGGCTATCGATTCAATGACGATCACCGGCGCAACCATCCGGACGGCGGCAAGCGGAGCCGGAATCTACCTCGATTCAACCAACGGACTTCAGGCCAAGGATTCAAGCGGAAACGTGTTGACGCAGATTGGGCTTACTGGCGTCACAACGATAAAGACCGGGACGGGATCAGAGAGGATAGAGTTTGATGCATCGAACGGGCTGACAGCCTATTATGGATCGGCGATCAAAACGCAGATTGGACTAAATGGGAAAATATACGCTAATGAACTTTATGTATCTAGCTCCGGCCCAGCCGGTTCGAGCGAGGTAAGTTGTTTGCTCCTCCCATCGGCAACCATTCCTACATTCGGAGTCTCCCTAAATGGTACGAGCAGGCTATCTGTTAATGTAAGCGGAATTATCGTAAACGGAAAGGTATCGGGAAGCATTTGCCCGCGCACCCTTCAGGTCACAGACGCCGACCCCGCCGTATATACCGACCTGACCGACGGCGAGCTTGTGATCTGGGAAAATACCGACCACTCTGTTTTTGGAATTGCCATTAGAGTCGGAACGCTGCTTAAGGCCGTTACGCTGTCATAGGAGAGTTATGGAGCAATTATCTTTAGCACAAATACACCAGCTTCTTGGCGAGTTGGTGTACACGAATCGGCAAATAGCTTTGATGAATCAAGAGCTGGCGAAACAACTTGCAGACCTCAAAGCAAAAGATGATGTTGCAAAAGAGCCATGACCGCGCGATAATGGGCGCATGGAAACAACCGCGCTAATTATTGGCATGTTTTTCTCGCTGCAAATTGCAACTGCCCAAACATGGGAAACTTGGGATAAGCCGAAGACTAAAGCGGATTGGGCTTGGAATGTATCCAAAATCACAGGCATGGCAGCGTCAACGGCGGACACCGTTACTACGGTGCAAATGCTGGAACGTGGAAACGTGGAAACAAACCGTATTCACAATCTCATGATAGATAGGCACGATCCGGCGCCACGACGCAGGGCGGCGCTATTGCTCGGCCAGTCATACCTCGCCAATCTCGCATTGGACTACGCCTACAAAAGAGTCCATGCGCGTAAATGGAAATGGCTGGTGATCGCAGCAAGAACGGCGCTAACAATAGATTCTACGAAATGCGCGATACATAACTCGCAACTTCCCTAGCACCCCTGCCCTGCGCAGGAACTCGCAAACCAAACCAAGGCTCCTTCGGGAGCCTTTTTTATTGGAGTAAGGCCCATGTTCGACGCAAACACATTCTGGAGCGCGGCAGTAGGTGCTTTATTTGGAGCGGTGGCTTCCGGCCTCGGAGCCTATGTATCGTTCGCCAAGATCGTCGCTGTCCTCCAAACTCAAATTCAATCCCTCAAGAGTAATTGCGATAACTGCCAGATCAGAATTCTACGCTTGGAGAACAAGCAGATGGGGGCGGAAGGATGATAATCTCACGCGATAAGAAACTTCTATGTCCTGCATTCGCGGCTATCGTAACAGTCTTCGAAGCAAAGCTGGCCTACGAGGGCCTACACTTCTACCTCTTCATGGGCCTGCGCACCTTCGAGGATCAGGATTACCTCTACGCGCAGGGACGGACGCGGCCGGGGAATATCGTCACCAACGCGAAGGGCGGGGATAGCTGGCACTGCTACGGACTTGCCGTAGATTTCGTTTTGGACTCCATGCCAGATAAGCCGGGGCTGCAATGGTCATGGGATACAAAGGCCGACCTCGATAAGAACGGCGAGAACGACTGGCAACAGATGGGACGTATTGCCAAAGACTGCGGGTTGACATGGGGCGGAAACTGGAAGCGGTTCCCGGATCTGCCACACGTACAGAAGACTTTTGGTCTGACACTGGCCGATGTCAAGGAACTGTATCGCATCGGCGGCATTAAACACGTTTGGGAGAACTGCCGATGATAACCCAACTCGTATCATCCATGCGCCCGTTTATTACCGTGGCCTTTACGGGGCTTGTCATCTACCTAACGATAACGGGCAAGATTGAAGCCAACGACGTTTTCACCGTGGCAAGTACCATCGTCGCGTTCTGGTTTGGCGAACGGGCGGCGCTAAAACAAAAGGACGCAGAGAATGACCCCAAATAGTGTTCTTAAAGGCGTCCTGCTGATGGCCGCCTGCTTCGCGGTGACGGAAGTGGGGCTGCTGGTAAGGGATGTCCGCAACTCATCAAAAATCCTTACAGGTTCGATTCAGGAAATCCTGAAGAACACGAATGAGACGATCCTGTTTACGCGGAACACCGTGAAGAATGTGAACGTGGTAGTGGCCCGCGTCAAGGTAGCAACCCACTCATGGGAAGCAGCGAGCAATGCACAGACGGGTTATTTTGAGAGATTGAAAGCAGACTCCGCGCAAACCATCGGCAAACTCAACACTCTGGCGGACTCGCTGAATGCCCTTGTCCAAAATACGGACACGTCCGTGAATCGTGTACTTGTGCCCAAGGTGGACGCGGCAATAGAAGAGACTACGGCAACCATCAAAAGCGCCAATGCGGGCGTTATGACGGCTACTGACGGGGTCAAGGTGGCATTGACGGACATTCATGCCATCTTGGCCGATCCTTCAATCCCAAGGGCTATTTCAGCAATCGCTGAAAGTGGGGCGAATACTGAAAGGATGACCGCGTCTGGCGCAAAGAGTGCGGAGTACATCGAGGGGTATCTATCCCCTAAAAAAATGGGCTTCTGGATGAAGCTCGTACAGTTTTTGATTCCAAACTTTTCCATTGATCTCAGATAGGAGACTCATATGAACATTTTTTCCGCAATCGCAAATGGTCTGAAGAAAATCTGGTCTGTCATTTCCAGCCCCAAAGCGCAGAAGGCAA